TTCACTTCACCTGAAGTAAGATTGTAACCAGATTCCGTTACTGCATTGTTAATAATCTTTAGTGTGCTAACAGCATCATTCGCAATAGATACCCCTCCTACAGAGTCTGCCTTAATAATTCCGCTATGAACCACACTGACAGCATATGTACCTGAAGCTGACCCATTGTTATTGTAACAAATAATCCAACCAGTAATTTCATCTTGATCATCCGTTGTCAAGAAAACATTTGGGCTATCTTCATCCCAATAGACGTATTTCTTGTTTGTACAACCATAACCCGAACTATCAACAGCAATTTCGTATGATGCTCCTTTACAGCTCATCAGAATTGTTTCATCCGGGTCAGTTGGTGCCCAGGCAATGTAGCCACTTGATGGTGTATTATTAAGCCATGCCAAATTAGTAGAAGTTGGAATATCTACTGTTGGGGCGTTTATGGACACGTCAGGATTGCGATTCTTTAGGTCTTTCAGCTTTGCTGGTAACATAATCCGATGATCTGATTTGCTGCTTGTTGCATTGATGTTAGGAACTTTAGGATCAACCTGGTCATCAGCATACAATTCTTCGTTATACTCTATGAGATCGAGTTCAAATTCAAGTTCTGAAGATCGCCTTCTACTTAAAAGACGAAAATCTTTGGTTACCAGATTCTGCTTACCAGCAGCCCACAAATCTCCTTCTTTTACAATTCCTTCGGTAATATGATTTACAACTACAATCTCACCTTCAATCGAATTTATGGTTCTCAAAACCAACGTATCATCTTGAAGTCGCAAAAGAATCTCGTAAGTGTATCCTTCCTCAATGGTGGCTAAGGATAAATCATAGTCCAACCGAATCCTATCTACAGGATCTCCTACCAGATAACTTACAACACGCCCCGAACCTCTAGATCCTTCTTTCAAGGCATTCCAATTAGGAACATCGTGCTGTACACCCAAACGACTCCCTACCCTATAACTAAGGCAATCAACATCAGCTTGAACTTTTATCCTTCTATGAAGTATTTCATTATGTTTTAGTTGGTAACGTGCAAACCTCCAAGCTTCTGTCTTTTTGGTTACTCCAGTAAGATCGAAAGTAATCTTATTACCATAAGTAGTAAGAGTTGGTGAATATATAGGCAATACTGCTCTTTCGTAGTTGTTAGTCACATCATTGTATGTACATTCAATCTCGGATATTCGGTCTACTAATGGGAAGAAGTCTTCCTCAAATGAACCTTGTAAAATGTTACCAGCAGCTAAAATTCCAACTCTCTCAGTCGGTTTATCAATAACAAACCCAAGAGTATTCCCTTCCCAAACTATTGCACATCTTGCTGTTTGACAGACTTTTAGTAATGCTTCCCACACATTAGATGCTTCATCAAAACACCCATTGAAAGTTACTAAATCCTCAGTTCCACCATTCCCATCTGGACACTGAGTCTCGCAATAGTCAGCCAGGTCTCCAAGATCATCTAAGTTTACATAATTAGGATTAAGTCCTTCATACTCAACAATATAATAATTCTCACTTACCTGATGATAGAATTGGAATTCATAACAATAGATGTTTTGTGGAGAAAGAAATACATTCTTTATCTTGATCCTTGCTTTGCTTACATCTTTCACTTCGGGAAGAACTACTTCATACCACCCATTATTGGGATGAGAATGAGTGTTGTAGACTGTATGCCAATCTCCATCATAGAATAAATCGATCTGAGCATCTGTATGTTGACCACTTCGCACTCTCTGTGTTATGTTGAATCTGATTTTGGAACAGTTTTCCACTACGGCACTTGGAATAAGCTCTAACCAAGATGACCATTGCTTGCCAGGTACATTATCATATGCTCCAGTACCCACTAAATTGTCGTAGGCTTTGACTTCATCTAACCATTGGCTGCTGGGATCACTGTAAGCAGTTGGACTAGTCCAAATCTCTTGTAATCCTCCGGCAATAACAGGTTGAGTTAGCACATCCAACGCTACCCAAGCCGGACTATCTGACCAATCAAGAACCCAACTTGTGCCATTCCACTGTTGAACAATTTTTCCTTCCAGAACTACTGATAAATCTTCTATGCGTTCAAATTCCTCCGTAACTACTCCGTTAACAGCCACCAAAACTTGTCCTGGATAAGTAAGAGCATCATTGGCAACTTCTGCTACATAATCTAAAGTAACTTCATTTTGTGCTCGTTGAGAATCTATATCCTCACTCGTTTTTGTAACTCTTATCTCGTATTTCTTCCCTCTCGTAATGGAAATATAATCACTCAGCTTAAACTTTACCCAAAATTCACTGGTCCCATAGTTAGTCACAGAATCATCATATGCAGTTTGCCAACCACCAGAAGGAAGTTCACGAGCTTCAATCTTGACTCCACAGCTATAAAGATCTTGATCTCCGGATTTATGAAAATACCACACAGAAAATCGCAGCAGTATTTCAACATCATCATAATCATCGGTGGGAACTTCCCATTCAACAGCACCCCCAGAATTAGTTACTTTGATATTTGGCCGATACTGCCTACGAATCTTGTCAAAAGAGGAGATGGCTGTTTGGTATAGTATACCTCTACGTATTTCTGTTGATACTGAAGGGAAATTGGATATTGGTTGGTTATTAACCCGAATATCGGTAACATCCTTTACGGGTCCTTCACCACAAGACAAAAGTAAATAACGATGAAGCTTCGTTCTATCGGTCTCGTGTGGAGTAACGTAAGCTCCAATTACATTACCAAAGGTCTTAAACTTACCATAGAATCGAGGGATTGTTATTCCCTGCTGGATATTTGTATGTGGATCCCAAGAATATGTTGGGGATGAGACTTCAATATCCTTCTGTTTAGGCTTAGGAGTAAGAGCTTGAATTAAAAGTCCAGCACCTATAGAAATTGCGGCGCTTATGATATAAGAACCAACAGCCTCACCCACCGTCGTTATAGCCCAAGCTGCTAATACTGCAAGTGGGCCAGTGAAATCAGGGACAAAGATGGCCTGTTCTCCTGGTAACAGAATACAATCTTCCTCTTGCCATTTCTCGGGGGATACTACTGCTCCTCGATAGTAGGCTTTATAACCTCCAGATGATGGAAGGAACTTCTTAGCAATATCCTCTAAGTAACTACCTGCAGGAACCGTGTAGATCTCTGCTCTACCCTGAGTATGTATAATTTTTACTGTAACATCTTTCTGCATAATCTAAGATATCCAAATATTCTAAAATGCCATGGAAAATTCCTCAGTCGTTCTATTCGAACTGATTTCTTCAAAATGTTAACTGAAAGTCCACCTGCGTGTATAAAGGTTCTTTTATCCGATAAAAGTGTTCCAAGGTGCCATTCTGTTAGTGTTGAACCAGGTTTGAAAACAACAACTGCTCCTTCTTCTGGTTGTGGTATGAATTCAGTGTAGAAAGTGTTGAGACCACTAATAACAGCGATCTTTAACTGAATACCTTCTGGAGAATCCTCATCTGGAATTATGAATCCACGTCTCCTGGCTATTTCTTGTGCTACACCCCAGCAGTCAAAATAATCAGGTCCTTTAGCTCCTCTTTGGAAGGACCGACCTATAAGGTCCTGATAAATTTCCTTTTCCATTAACTTACTTTCTGAAATTCCTTAACTATTAAGATGTCAAACCAGGTACTCCTCCAAATCTCGTCTGGTTACCTAAACTTTTGCAGTCTTTGAAACGATGATCACAATTTGTTGCTGTTCCAGTATAACCACAGCGAGCACCTTTGAAGACAAAAGGGCACATGTCTGGAAAATAACGATATCGTGGAAAACGTTGTTTGAAGGGAGAAGGAGCACCTAATTGAAAAGATATGCTATTTGCTTCTATATGTGGAGCAATAACATCATATTCAAGTGTAAGTTCGCTGTAATCCTCTGCGAGCAGATCACTGTGCACAACAATTATTCTTACCTTAGAATCAACAGCTCCATCCTCAGCTTCCAAGACAGGTTGTAGATATTGAGTAACATTGCACACAACTAATGATACTGTTGGGATTTTGCTTTCTGTAGATTCTTCTATGAATCCTAAAGAGAAATTGAATCCGGTATAAGTATGTCCCTGGAAAGTAATATCTTGATAATTCCGAACAAAACGATAAATAGTCTCATTCTCCTGTCCGGGGTGGAGAATGAACTCTAAGAGAAGTAACCACGGATACTTA